TTTGGCATCTATCTCTTACGCTGTTCGTTCCTACTTAGCTGATGTGTAAGATTTTCATTCACCAGGTCTTACGGCCTTACCAACGGCCGATGTCAATGGGAGAGATGAATTCTGCGAAAATGGAGCCATAGGATCCTACCTCCATATGTTCTGCGCTCGTCATCTCTATTGCGCTCAAAAATGATTCTGCTGCCATCCTGGCTGAAACGCCATACCTTTCAGCAAAGTCATATTCTACATGCTCGTTCCGTTTTACTTTTTCTTTGAGTGTGTAGTCGGTCAAATAAGGGTTGGGTACGTTTGGTAACCTGGGATCCACCATATCTATGTTATGTTCTAGTAACTCGCTCATCTTTTGTAGATATTCACCGAGTACTGGTATGAACGTTAAATGCCTGAATCCCATTAGCACACCTTTCATGTGTGCCTTCTTATCTAATGGATAGTTAACCGACCATCCAATTCTTGTTACGACCCTTCCCACTTTTGGTACCATTATGACTTTATTGGCGTCCACGTGACAGAACCACGCTGAACAATATTCCACTCTACTCAACCGATCGGAGAATTTAATTTTTGGTTTTAGACCTAAATCCGTAAACACCTTTTTGATTTTGTTCTCATTGGACAAGGCAAATAGCCCTGCTTTCTTTCTTAATTGAACCAATGAGTCGTCACCGTGCGCCATTACTCTGTAATCTAAACCCAGTTTCAACCCTATACCGTTATAAGCATATACCTGTGATAGTACATTAACTGTTGTGTTGCCTATAGAAGTATTCGGATCTCCTGATTTCCTAGTGCCTTGCACGTGATATCTCACGCCTGTGTTAGACTTCGATTTAGTCTTAATTTGATTTTTCATTACTTCTAGGGCATCTTGCGGTAGCCCAAGTTCTTTCAAGAACTCTCTCTCCATCCAGAGTAATTCCTCCTCCAGACTTTGATCGAACTGTGAAAAATCATTCTCCATGTACACTGAATCCTCCCAACCTTGCATAGTCAACCAAGCGCCAATATCCTCTGTATTCGCGCCTGATGTATAAAAGATAGCTGCACCCTTGTTCCATATTTCTTTGAGTAACTCGGATGCACCTGCCACGGCTGGAGCTAATATTACCACTGATTTTGGATCCGGCATTGATATAATCCTCGCCGGTTTCTGCTTGCTTTCGCTCTGGTAATAGTCAGTGTAAGAAAGGATTTCACGTTTGACGAATGTATCATACGTTGTTGTAACGTAGTCAAACCGTGCTCCTTCCTCGGTGTAGGAATCGTACCTCACCCTTTGCGAGGGGAGGAGGTGTGTCAACCATTTTTCTAGAGACCA